AAAACGCGTTTTCTTTTCTCTTTTTCTCTTTTTCTTTTTTTGCTTGGCTTCTCATAATACATTTTGTCACGATAATTTTCTATAACTCTTGCTTTTTTGCACTTTTTAATAAATCGTCTAACCATTTTTTCAAAAGGCTCATCTTTATATCGTGGTTTAGCTTCGACTATTATTGTTCTTTTCGCCATTATTTTCCTTTTGCTAATTTGTTCCAGTTACGGGCGCCGAGATTCATTATTTTAGAGATATCTACGCCGGGATCGCCTGCTGGCATGCCCGGAAAAAGACTTTGTGGAGATTGAGTTTTTGAAGGATTCCCTCCTTCATTTAATGGAACGGTTCCTTCAAATATATCAACTCCGCCGAAGCCTGTCGCATCTAATAGCTTTCTTTTTTGTTCTAACTCTATTTTTCGTTTCTCTTCTAACAATTCTCGTCGATTTTCGAAACTAACTTCTTCTTTTTGTTCCACTTGAAGAGTCGGCTGGGTTCTATTGGCTATTTGCGTACCTTTCACCACCTCTGTTATAACTGTAGAGAGCACTCCCTCTTCGAAGATCACTTCTTTGATGCATTCCTTGATTAAGGGTTTGAGTATTCTTTTAAAATCTTTTCTGTTCATATCAACCTTCTAATATGCTGTTTAAAGCGCGATTAACTCTATCTGCTTTTGTAAAAATATTGTTTAAGCCTTTTTCCATGCCCTCGCTCATCATATATGCACCGGGCGTAGAAGGTTCCGAGACGAAATCAAAACAAATAAGTTGAAAATCGTCATTAACATAAGTTTTTCCATTCTTTTCTTTTGTTGATCCTAAACCTCTCGAAGAAATTCCAAGTTTAACGCCCGCTTCAACAAGAGATGTGAGTACTTGACCAGATGGGGTACTTAAAACGCGCACTTTGCCCATAACATTTTCGCCGTCCCACCAGACATCGGTCACAAGATGAGAAGCGTTCTTAAGATTAATAACTGAATCATCAGGATGATCTAATTCCCCTAAAGATCTCCTTTCTTTTACTAATTTTTGGTAATTTTTTATTTCTTTTTCTAAAATATTGCGAGGGTATACTCGACCATTACCATTTAGTGCATCTGCTTTTTGCATAACGCCAGAAAGAATCGTTGTTCCATTGGCAACAAGTCGCTTCTCTTCTTCTGTTAAAAGATCTTGACAAACACCGCCTTCGCAAAGCTCATAGTATTCTCTTAAAAGTGTTTTTTTTGACATATCATTTTCCTCTTAAAAAGTGCGGGCTAAGCCCGCACTAGTCACGATCCGCCGCAACACCTACGAACAGGTTGTAGCTTCCACTTTTTAATCAACATGGCAATCTCCCTCATTTTTATAAGTTACCTTAAAACCAAAATCATTGACCAAAACACCGAAAAGATAACAAGTTCCAGAACTAAGCCATCCCAACACAAAGGCGTTGACCAAAGTATAGTCAAATGTAAATAGTTCTGTCCAATTGTTTATTCCGAATAAAAATACGCCCACCCAAAAGCCCATACACATTGGGCAGTGAAATAATTTTCCAAAACCACTCAGCCATTTTCTTGAGGGGCGCACTTTATTGAATATTGAACCAAAAACTAAGATTTGAGTTAGACCATATGCGGTGAGGATAAAATATATTAGATCCATGTTTCCTCTTTGGTTTTAAAATCTGGCGTTTTTTTCTGGGGCGGAATTTTGGCAGGTCGCGCTTTTGAATTTGATTTAGTTATTGTCATTTAGTACCTTTATTAATTCTTCTTTAATCATTTGTTTCAGTTGAGACTCGGGCAACGGCTTTGGTCGACCGATGGCTCGATATCGCGGGACGTCGGTGAAGCTACGTCCTTCTTGCTCCCACCAACTGGGGCGTTCAACCCGTTCGTTTGACGTTAAATGTTCCTCCGGATTATCTATGATGTTTAATAGCTCTATCAATGCGGGCTTTGTCTTTGTTTCAATCGCGTGTCGAACATCTTCGTCGCGATGAAGGTACACAGATCCTGGGTCGAGCCATTTTTCCGGCTCTCCAAAGGACCAGTCGACGCTCTTGCCCTTGCCTTTGTCTCTCCACGACGGCATGGCCAGACCCCCTGTCAGGCGGCCCTTGCCATAACGGTTATGAAGAAGATCTATCATATGTACAATTGCCAGGACATGCTCGCGAACCTGTTCCACATTATAATCGTCACTTTCTATACTTGACAACGTACTGGCAATTGCTTCTCTGTGTAGTGGGCTGTTGGGCTTTTCTGATACTTTTATGTACGCATCAATCAGGTGCGCTGCATCAGTCCCGGGCGCCTCATGCGCTGCAATGCCCCGGTCGAGTTCTGTCTGTTGGCGCATTAATCTAGATTCAGCTTCTATAAGCGTTTTGATCTCTTCTTCAATCAATTGTTTAAGTTGTAATTTATTCATAGTTTAAGCCCTATACATTCCTGTAAGTCCATAAGCAGCCGTGCTTCCTGGCCATCTATTTTGTACACCTTTTCTAGGTTGGTGTGTCTTCTCTGCCCAATCTAAATCAGTAGATTCTTCATCGTCTGGCTCTAACATCCATTTTTCTAGATCGTCTTCATACTTTGCTTCTCGATCATAAAATGGTTTTTCTTCTTCAATAAATTTAGCAACAACATAAATTGCTACTTCAATTGGATCGACTTCCATATTTTCAGGTGGTTGAATATTCGCTTCCAGTGTTCCATAAAGATTCCCGCCTTGTACAGAATCGAAAGTAATCACGCCCTTTTTAGAAAGAAATTCAAATAATCTACTTTGTGTTGCATAAATATGGTCTCCCATTTCTTCTTTTGGAAAAGAAACAATCTTAAGCATATGTGGCATAATGACTACATCTATTTCTGGGTGGTCAGATATAACAAAGCTACCATCAAGAGTTTTTCTCATCTTAAGATGTACTGTAGCTTGCGTTGGTTTTTGTTCTTCGCCAGGAGAGCCCATCATTTCTTGTGTGGGCGCGCCTTCTGACGGTATAATTCTGATATCAATATCTGGCATTAGCTTTGTATCTCTTTGGCTAAAGTTTGTATCTTCAACACGTGTGTTAGCATTTCTTTATTAAATGGTTTGTTTTTAAAGTCCTCGATTATATTTAATACTTTTTTTGTTTTTTCAATCATTTCAGAATCAGTTTTTATTTCTTCATGGTCAAGCGACTCTTTGACTAACTTTTTTAGCCGGCCTAACTCTTCATTTAAAAAGATTTTTAATTGTATACCATGGTCATCAAACGAAGCAACATACTTTTGCAAAAATTTCTTTTGTTCCTCTAATAAAGCACCACCATAGGTTTCATTAAATTTTTTAATAAATGTTTTATAAACCAAATTTGTAATTGGCACCTGCTTATTGTTATTAGACTCTTCCTCGGTGAAAGTTAATCTCTTTAATAATTCTTTTTCTAATAAGACTTTACTTTTAACGGGAGCGCTGTCGTTAAAAATTTGTGAGATTGTAGCAAGACTTTTGTAGTTTGGAACAAAATTAGAAAAAATATTTTTTGATAAATTTCGATTAATTTTTGATATAAGCCTGCTTTGTTCTATAAATAACTTTTTTTTGTCTATTTTTTTATAAGCCTGTTTAGATTCTTGAATTAGTTTTTCTGCAGTATAAGGGTCAAGACTTTTAGTTTCAGCCAATGTTTTATAGAGTTCTAAATCTTTTGCCAATTCAGTGCCTAATGTAAAATGCTCTTTAATCACAGATACAATAAAATCATTTCTTTTCGGCTGCTTATTAATTACACTTTTGGCTATTTCACGAACTAAAGTTTCATATAAAAAAGCTGTGTTTCTTTTTTTATTATGTTTTATTTTCCTTTTCATCATTTTTAGAATCTAACTCCAATATTAAATTTTTAATCTCCTGATTTACTTCTAAAATCGAACACTCTTCTTTGTCATAATTAGTTACATTTTCTTCATAAATCGCATTTTTACCTAAACCAAATAATTCAAGCGCACCTTTATGAAGATTTCTTTGTGTCGAGCTTGCTACTTCGTCAGCCCATTGTCCCTTGTAATGTCTTCTTCTGGCTCCCATATCTCTTTTATCATAGGTTACGGGCTTATACCATTTTCCTTTAGATTTAGAAGTGGTTGTAGCTTTTGGCCGGCCAAATACATCTTTTTTCTTTGTTTTATACCAGTCTTCTTCGTCGCGTTTTCCTGGTGTCGCAAGAAGATTGGTCTCTTCTCCGCCTTCTTCTTGCGCAACTGTTTCTCCTTCTCCAGCTTCTTCTTCTGGGGTGCCCGCCGGTAATTCTTCCTCACCTTCTTCTGGAGGTGGCTCACCGCCTTCTTCTGGAGGAGGTCCTCCTGGGCCTTCTAATCCCATTGCTCCAGCGGCTTGTTCGGCGGCGCCGGCCATTTGTCCCATTCCAGCTTGTACAACTGTTTCAAGGGCCGTTTGGAATTTAGCATCAAAGAACATGTCTCTTTGAATACGAATCGCTTCTTCTTCTGATACGTCAAGAATTTTTTCCCAAACCCATCGCTTACTAAAATAACCTTCTGTGGCTGCTCCTGCGGTATCAAATTTCATTCTCCAGTGTTCTAGTTCTTGTAATTCTGCTAACTGTGAAGGATTGTTTAGAGACAAAGAAAATGATACTAGATCATCTGCTCTGAATCCAAGTGTGTAAAGATGTACAACACCAATTTTTTCAAGCTCAGAAATTACTGACCTTTGCAACCTTTGGATGGTTCTTGCAAAGCGAATGTCTTTTTGTGCTAATGTTGTTTTATCTTCTTCTCCGCCTTCACCGCGTGCAAGATAAGATTGAGGGACTTTTAACGCTGAAAATAATTTGTCTCTTAAATATTTAACGTCGTCGATGTCTCCGGTATAAGTACCTCCAGGAAGTGATTCAATTTTTGTGCTTTGTTGCCCACCGCGAACAGGCACAAAATAATCCTCATCAATGCTCATTGGATTATAGCGTAAATCAACTCGACCAGTGTCTGAATCAACTACTTGGTTTCTTTTCATTGATGTGATCACTTTTTGCATATATTGTTCAACATCTCCTGGGCTAATTCCTCCAACGTCAATATAAAAAACTCTTCTTTCAGGAGAACGAACAATACGATAGGACATCATCGCATCTTCTAATAAGGTTAGCTGGCGCCAGATTCTTCTTGCAGGCTCCAAAACAGACGTGCCGTATGGGGCATATTTATCATTTCCTAAAATACGAAAATGACCCATCTGCCAATTCTCAAAAGTTACGCCACCAGTATTCCATTGGTATTGAATATAATTTGGATTTGTTTTATCTTCACCCTCTAATCTTTCTACTTCTTGAGAGGGCAAACCAATTACATTTGTTATACCAACCTCGGGGTTTAAATCTAAATAAATAAAGAAATCACCATATTTACACATTGTTCGACACCATCCGAATAAATTAAATTCAACATTTAAAACATTATAATATAAACTTTCTAAAATACCTTTAATTTCTTCATTTGTGCTTTTAATTGCTAACATTTTACGAAGACTGTTAGATGTTGTCATTTCATCTGCATAAATATCTAATGCAGAAGCGATTTCTGGTGTGTATTCCATTTGATCGAAATCAATGTAGCGTTGATTTCTATTTTGTTGCGACATAATGTTCGCCGACAAATTATCAAATGGATTATATGATAATCTTTGAAATTTTTGGCCAGCGACATCTTTAAACCTACTTCCATATTTATCTAATCTTCTTCTAGAAAGATTTCGAGTAGTTTGAGAGCGATAATTGATCAGTGGACCAGAAAAAAGTCTTGTCAGCTTTTTAAATAATGGCCACGATGAATCTTTTGGGTTTCTATTTCTATTTGCCATGTTTTATCCTTTTAATAACCACAAATGTTCTTCATATTGTTTTTCAGCTTCGGTTCTTTTTTTGTCTAGGTCGCGAGCCTTTGAGCGCCCGAGCATTCCTGGTATTGTAGTATCCAAAACGGAGTTACTTTTCATTATAGCACCTAACATAGCTTTTTTGTAGGCCGAATCTCTTTGATTTTCTATAATTGCAGTGTCTCTTACCCAACAGCCTATTGCGCATGCCATAATTAAATCATCATTATAC